TTCACATGCTCGGAACTGGCGACGAATGGTCCGGACCCGTCTTTGATCAGGTAGTTGCTGAGATCCGCCAGGGTCAAATCGCCTTTGGTGCCCAGTGCGGGCGACCGCTCATGCCACATGATGGGGTAGCCCATCAGCATATCCGGAACGCCGGGTTGTGCGGACTGCTGGAAAATCAGAGCCCCGTCGCCGGTGAAAGGCGATCCGGAACGGTTTTTCATGGTCAGCAGCTTGGGCATGACAGACTGCGAGGCCATCCAGATCGGGGACCCCCCGCGACGCAGGAGGCGGGACACCATCTCGACGATGTCCTCGTACTCAATCGTGTTCGCCGTGTCCCGGGTGACCACGCGGGTGGCGCCCGCGTTGAGGATGCCGAGGGGCCCGCCAATGCCATTACCCTGGAGAAACTCATGATCCTCCTTGGCCCGCATCGCGTTGCGAAACAGCCGCTCGATGATGGTGCTAGCCGCCGGCCAGTTGCGCAGCAATTTGTCGCTCGCGGTCAGCAAGCCCGCCAGCTCCTGGGGCTCCAGCGTGATTTCGCGCAAATCGAAGTCGGATTCCTGTTTCTCGCCGCCCTCAGCGGTTTTGAACACCTGGATCCCGCCATAGACGTTATCCGGGGCGGAGTTGTCCCCCGTGGTCTGATCCAGGGCCGGCATCGTGATTGCGGCGTCAGGGGGCGTGCCTGCCGGGATTACCGTAGCCCGGGGGCGGATAATCGACTCCTGGGGGCTGACCTCCAGCATCTGCGCCCGGAACTGCTGGGGGACGGCGAAGCCACCCTGAGATCCGGTGCCCATGGACTGCTCGCCGCGCACATCAAAATCTTGGTACTGGCTCGCCAGGCGCTGATCCTCCGGGCGGAACCGCACAGCGTGCATAAACTCGCCGAACGATTCAAACTCCCGCGCGGCGGGGGCGCCGGGGGCGTGAGGGATGCCACCCGCATCGGGGGGCGCCCGGGTAGTCCCAATCGCGGCTGCCACGGCGGGCAGGGGCTGGGCGCTAGCCGCCTCCAGTTGCTCGAGGCCCAGCTCCCGTTTGATCGCGGCATCAAGCTTGACCACCTCCGCCTCGAGGCCGTCGTATTTGGTCACCTCTTCAGCGGACAGTTCCCGGGCCTCGGACTCGGCCAGGGTCAAGAGGGCCCGCATACCTGTAACAGTCTGAGCGCGTTTCTCGCGCAGCTCTTGGATTTTACTCATTGGTTCAGCTCCTGGAGTTTTAGCGCGAGTGTGCGCCGCTGTCTATCGCCCGTAGGCGCAGAAGCGCCGTACAAAGTCAAAGTTTGATCCATTGCTCGTATTACGTCAACCATGCCCGCCTTTTTAGCCACGTCCGAAGTCAGCACCCGGCCCTCCCCGAACCGTTCGCCCCGGACTTCCGCAGCGCTTACCCCCCGGCCCGTCGCCACCGCGTTGATAAACTGCCCATACGCGTGGTCCACCATGCCCTGGAAATACTCGCGCCCGGCGTCCCCGAGCGGGCTGAACTGGTTCCCGAGCGTTTTGTCTTTGCCCGCCTGGATAAATTGCACCTCCACGCCCTCCGCCTCGAGCATTTTGCTGATGTCCGCGTGCATCATATAGACCCCGATAGACCCGGTCAGGGCGCTAGGCGCGGCGGCGATCTCATCTGCGGCGGACGCTATCCAGTACCCGGCGGAAGCCGAAAGGTGGTTCACCTGGGCGATGATGGGGGTTTTTCCCCGCAGGGCCATCAGCTCCGCGTGGCCCTCCGCCATCCCGGAGGTAGACCCCCCGGGGGTGTCCATGTCCCACACTACGGCTTTAACGTCGGGATTATTGACCGCCTCCCGCGTCTGTGACACCACGGTCTGCATCGAGGTGGTAAGCCCATAGGGCTCCCACATGGTGGGCTTACCGGTGATTACCCCCGACACGGGAATCACCGTAACAGCGCCAGCCCGGGACGCTACCGCCCGTTGCGTGGCAGGTGCAATCTTGGCGTCACTTCCCGCCACGCCTTGCCCGGGAAATCTCCGGGCGGTCATGAATGATTGCAGCCAATCCCCCCACAGGGCCACAGGTTCCCGCGCGAGTAGCGCCAGCAGTTGGTTAAATGTCAGCATCAGCGTGAGCTCCTGGGGTTGCGGGTGGTGCGGCGGGTTTATCATCGATCCCCTCGACTGGGGGGAGGTCCTCTTTACGGCGGGCCTCGGAGGGCAGCAGCCACCCCGCGCCAATGCCTGAATCGTAGAACGCGGCCCGGGCGGCCATATCCCCACGCAGTAGCGAGTTCATATTGAACTTGACGAAGTAGCCCGCACCTCGCTCCGCCTCACTGAATAACTTGAGATTGTATTCCGCCTCCCAGGCGGCGGTCCAGGGCTCCAGGCTGTGCACGATAAACGCAATAATTATCTGCTCCATCCCCGTACCCCAAACGGTACCCGCTTGCTCATGCTGGAGCAGGAAAAGGGGCACGTTATAGATACGGGCGATCTCGCCTATTTGAAACTCGCGGGTGCTAAGAAACTGCGCATCGTCCGGGGGGATGGTGGTCGGTATAAATTTCATCCCCTCTTCGAGTACTTTTATCCGGTGCGCATTATCGAGCCCGCCCTGTTTTTCCGCATCGTCCCGGATGTTACCCTTGGCTTTACTGCTCAGTTTCCCCGGGTGCTGCAAAAACCCGCCAGCGGTGGCGTTGTTGGCGAAAAACTTCTCGCCATACGTCTCGGCGGCTTTTGCCAGACCGACCGCCGCCCGCGCTTGTTGAATGGGGGAGAGGCCGACGAACCCGTCTAGGGAAACGTCCATGACATGAACCACATTTTCAGACGGCAGGGAGAAAGTCTGCCCGCCGATATTGGTTTTAAATGTCAGGGTATCGCCGGATTTATCCGGCCAGGTAGCCCAGGGCATCAGCGGCCACAAGCCGATGGTCTCGCCCGCCCCATTACGCTGGATCTCCTGGTAGGCGTTACCCCAAAGACAGGCATGGTTCTGTCCGGTTTTTTTCAAATCCCGGACATTCATAAACGGGTTCGGGCGTTTGCGCAAAACCTGGTTCAGCCGGTGGCCGCGATCCTCGACGGGCTCGCCGTCCGGCCCATCCCGGAAAATCTGAAGGGGGAACATCGCAATCGGGTTTGAGATCCGGTTGACGCAGGCATATACCACCGGCAAATTGAGCGCGGTAAACTCACTGACCGCTACCCCCGATTGCGTCTTGTGGCCCCCGAGCAACCGGATAACCCAACCGTCATCGGAACTAATCGGCTGCGATGAGCCGAACATGCCCGAAAAGATGCCGCTCATTTACCGGGCATCCGGGCGGCGAACGGTAGGGCCAGGGCCAAGGCCAAGCCGCCGCCCACGATAAAGGCCGCCGGGGGGTGGATGAGCCAGGCCCCATAGGTGATGGCGCCGACGGAGCCCAAAACTACGCAATCACTAAACCGAATCATTCCGCCTCCGTTAGCCCACGGGTCTCATAAACCGACGCCTGATAAACTCCGCTCACCGCCACCCCGACCGCCATCAACAACGCACACATGCCGTCGATTTTTTCCGAGGATTTCCGCCGGTCGGGTGCGCTGTTCATATTCTGGTCATACCGGGCAGCCATGTTCGCTGCGTGCCATGTTAGCACAGGGCTATTCTCGTGTACTAGCCTGCCCGAAATGTACGCCCGCTCCAGCTCCTGCATTGCCGGGTGATATGACCTGGGCCCCTGAATGAAATTTATCATCGGTACTTCCTGATCCACCAGCCGGTTAACCAGATCCGAGGCGTTCCAATCGTCATAGGCGACCACAGAGGGGTGGAACCGCTCGCAATCCGCGATAATGTCCCGCTCGATAACTGCGTAGTCCACCGTGTCTCCCTGGGTTACCTGCATGTGGCCAGACTCGACCCACGGCGAATACTGGGTGGTGCCCCGGTTGGTGCGTTGGTGGACCGCCTCCAGGGGAACCCAGAACCGGCCCCAGGTATAAAACGTATCCTCCACCAGCCACACCAGGCGCCAGGCGGTGGTGTCCCGCGTGCTGGCCAGATCGATGGCGCCCCAACAGGGGTAGCCCTCCATCTCTGACAGGTCAAACACCCGGGCGCATTTGCGCCACCGGGACAAGTCCGTCCAGCCCGCAGCGTTCGAGCTGCGGCGATTGCAGCGCTTGATTCTAAATTCGGCTGCGGCGCCGGGCATTTGTTTTGCCTCAATCGCCTCTTTGCGTATCGCGCCCAGCAGCAACGGGTTTGTCAGTAGCAGGGGGTTCGCCTTGGCCCACGCGGCCTCGTCATACTCATCATCCGCGTCATCCAGCGCGTATACCAGGGCTAGCATATGGTCCGCCGCGACTAGGTTTTGTAACAACTGCTCGGCGAATTTACGCAACTCTGGCCACGGCCCGGGGGTTTCGTACCCCTCGGTAGTCACATATAACCACAACTGATTACGGCGGGCGCCCGCAGCGGATTTTAAAACGTTCAAAAGGTCATGCGATTTGTGCGCGTGGATTTCGTCCAGGCAAACCGCCGAGGGGTTTAAGCCGTCCTGGGTTGACGCCTTGGCGGATATTGGCTTGAACATGCCGTGATTTCCGTAGCAGGCGATAGAGTGGGCAAACGTTTCTACGATAAACTCCTCCCGCAGATCCGTTAATTTGTCGCACATCGCTTTTGCAACTTTCCAGACTATGCGGGCCTGATCCCCCGTGGTAGCCGCCGCGATTACCTGCGGCCCGGCGTGGCCCTCGCACAAAAAACAGTAAAGCAGGATCGCCGCCGCCAGGGCGGATTTCCCATTCTTCCGGCCTATGGCGAGTAACGCATGGGTAAACCTGCGGGTACCGTCCGGGTTACGGAACCCGAACAACTGGACCACAAAAAATACCTGGAACGGGTCGAGCGCCAGGGTGGGGGTTTCCCATTCCCCCTCCACATGGGGCATTTCCTCGATAAACGCGCACGCGTCCGCCGCGTGCCACTCGTCAAATATAAACGGGGGCCGGCGCTTCCGGGCCGCCCGCTTCCGGTCGGTCTTGTACCGCTTCGCCGCGAGCCGGATCCATTTCCCGTAGCGGCGCCCCTTCCGGTCCGCTATCGCGTCCGCTGCGTACTTATCCGCGATGGCGACGTAATCACGCATCAGGTTTTTTCCCGAATCGACCGAAGCGGTTCTGGGGTTTGCCCGGATCCGCCGGGCGCATCTTCGCCTGGGCCGCCGGCGTGAGGCCGAACTCGGCGGCTAGCCCCCGGTACTGCGCCAGATCGCTGGAAGTTGGTTGTGACCCCGCCGCGTAGGTCTGGACGATTTTGCCGTAGCAGGCGCAGAGGATCCCCAGGGGCTGGAGTGTCGAGGAGGTCAGCAACTTGTTTACCTGGAGTATCGGCGCGAGCCGGTCCCACTCAGTAACGGCAAAGGCGTTGGGCATCCACGGGGGCGCCGGGGGGCATTCGTCCAGAGGCGCTTCGTCCAGCACCATGGCGCCTGTCTGGCTCCGGCACGGCTGTATCGTACCGGATAGGGCTTTCAGATGGTTCGGCTTTCGTGCGGTCATGTGCGGCCTCTTAATGACGGTCAGGGGGACAATCGGTACGGTAGCACAACCTCCCTGGCGCCGCTACCTCCAAACTTTCGAACTGCATATGGAAAAATATGGT